CTTGGCTCGTGGACCGGTATCACCTGCGGCAATGCGTGCATTCACCTCGTCAATCTGCTTTTGCAGCCTCGAGCGTGCCGTGTTTTCTTGCCGATCACTCTTACCCATATCCGCATACCGCTGCGCTAGCTTGTCACGCTGAGCACGTATGGCCTGCGTCTCTTCGGTCCACTTGGGAGAAGGCTTATCCGGCTTGCTCATATCTCGCGCGTCAATGCGCTTGGTCAGAGCGTCGATCTGATTCTTCATGGCCGTCTGTGCAGCCTTGTTCTTCGCCTCGTTTGGATCCACGGGGCGCGTGGCTGGCGGCGAAGGTTCCATCAACTCAAGCTTTCCCTTGAGCGCATCGCGCTGTTGCTTCAGCGCCGTGATTTCCGGCGACTCCACAGAGAATTTATCGGGCTTCGACGTATCCCGCGCAGCAATACGTTGGTTGAGATCGTCGATTTCCTTCTTCAGCGCGTTCTGTCGAGCGGTGACCTTGGCCTGTTCCGGCGTCGGTGGGATGGCCTTTTCCGAGCTGACTTGCTTGGTGCGAAGTTCGGCTTTGATGGCCTCCAATCGCGTCTGCATCTCACTTTTTGTCTGCTTACGCACCTCTCCGATGCCAGCAATGATGTCGGCGATCTCGGATTTCCATAGCGGCGTGTGAGCATGGATTTCCTCATGGATTGAATCAATCAGATCGGCCGCATCTTTCACTCCGGCATCCACGCGGTTTTTAGCCATCGCGCGAATGATCTTTTTGACTTCCGGCGTCGCCTCGCAGCCACTCATACAACGCACCCCGGCTCGAGTTGATCCTTCTGGGCGATCAGTTTGAGTTGCGCGCTCAGATCCTTGAAATGCTGGTCAGCGGTCTTTCGAGCGCCACCTGTCACGCCCGACTTGCGCTGAGCCTTCGTCTTCTGCAACTCGGCGATCTGCGCATCCTTTTCCTCGATCATCTTCGATAGGCGCTCAATCTGCCCACGCTCGGCCGGCGTCAGGTCACGTCCAGCGGCGGCCTTGGCCTGGGTGAGCAGGTCGGCCATGGAATAGTCCTCACGGCTCATCATGCGGCGTGCAGCCAGACCGAAGCCCTGTTCGTAGCCCGAGGCCTTGCTGGCCTGATCGTTGGCTTCCAGTGCGTCCTCTACCGTGCGCAGCTTGGCGCGGGCGACGGCCTCGGCATTCACATCCTTGTCATCGACCGCCTGAGCGATGTCAGCATTGGCGTCACGAAAGCTGTTCTTCAGGCGCATGCGGTCCTGGATCAGCGTGGCCGATTCCTCGGCACTCAGGGGACGAGGCTTCTCGTTGATCGTGCGTGCGAGGTCTTGGCCAGCGCCCGGATCGTCTTCCAGCTTCTTGGATGCCGTATCCCACGCCTCGCCGAAGGTGCGCTTTCCCTCGTAGTCCACCTCATCCTTTCCCTTCAGCGCACGCTCTTCCGCAACGGTGGCGTGCTTGATGCCGGTGGTTTCCGGCGTGGGCTCGGAACGGGCTACGCGATCGGCGGTGGGCTCAGGTTCGGCTGATCGCTGGTCGGCAGGGGTTGAATCGACGGCGTCGGAATCGGCGCCTGATACCCGTGCTTGTGCGGACCCATTTCCATGATCGCCGGCAGTCCCCGCAACCGGCGGTTCAGCGCTGCGTGCACTATGTGATTGAAGCTCGGCGCTTTCGGTGTTCGCATGGTCGGTGTCCGGTTTCCCCAGAGCCCAGAGCTTACGCGCCTTTTCGGACGCTGTCCCGGTCATGGCAGCAATGATGTCTTTCGGGTCGGCGCCAGCATCCACGGCCTTGTCCACCAGGTCGGCAATGGACATCACGTCGGCCTGATGTTCCGGCGCCACGTCCAGACCCAGCGAGTCCATGGCGGTCGATCGATCTTCCGGTGCCATGGCGGCTGTCGCTTGGCGGCTTTGCTGAAGTTCCACGTGAAACGGATCGTTGTCGCCGGTCAGGCTGATCTGGTGCGGGTGGAAGGCTACCCAGGCGTTCTGGTCGGGCAAATGGATGCCGTCGTAGCCCTGCGCTTCCAGATGGGCGCGCACCTGTCGCGCTTGGTCGGGTGTCTCGATCGCCTGTGCCTCGTCCAACGGCATCTCGTAGGGCTTCTTGATGTCGAGTTGCGCCTGCATCACGCGCTCATCGGCCGGTCGTCCCTCGCTGGCATTGCGCGCATACCCCTCGGCGCTGGCACGGTCTGGCGTGAAGAAGTGGCCCAGCGGCGAGGTCGCGTGCGCGGTGGACTCGCCCGAACGGTCCTCGAACTGGTCGAAGTCGTTGGCGGTGCCATGGTAGACGGTCAGCGGCTTGCCCTTGTCGTCGGTGACCTTGCTGGCGTTCGGGTCTAGCAGATGCTCCACACCGTCGTCCACATAGGGCTTGGTGTCGAGGTTCGGCGAGATGTCGGATGCGCCAGCACCCTCGGTCTCGGCCTTGTCCAGATAGGGCTGAAGCGCCTCATTGAAGGCGTCGTGAGTAACCCCGTACTTTTCCTTGAGGTAGGTCTCCTCGTAGGTGTTCGCGTTGACGTTGTGCGCGTCGGCGTAGTCCTTGCCCTGATCGAGCTGGGTTTTCTCCGGCGCCTCGTGGGCATTGGCGATCACGTCATGCGCGTCCACCTTGACCACTGTGCCGTCCGGCTTGGGCACGTCGATGAACTGCGGGATGCGCTTGTCGATGAAATTGACGCTGTTGTCCTTGGAGCCGCCACCGCCAAGAGGGACGCTGGTGGTGGCATCGATCGGGGTAGCGGGGTGCAGCGGAACCTCAGCGTCAGGATCGGCCTTGACCATGGCATCAGCCGCCGCTGTATGCGCCGCGACATCAGCCGGTGCAAGACCGGCCTCGGCGGCATTCTTGGCGACCAAGCTGGCTGCGGTCGATCCCCCACCCACATTCGCGCTGGCATCCTTGGCCGCTTGCTGCGCTTGCGCTTGTGGCGGGGTGACGGGCGCCGGCTCCGCTTCGGGTAATGGCGTCGGCTTGGCCTCGCCACCACCAGGAAGCAGCCCGAGTGCCGCTGCGGTAGCCGCACTGGTCACGTAATCGGCTGGCGTGGAGCGCTGGCCCGTCGTCAGGTCACTGAGCGCGCGTCCACCCACACCGGATGCCGCGCCGACCAGTGGACGGGCAAGGTAGGGGAGGCCATGGCCCATAGGGAGAAGGTTCGCGTCGGTGTCTGCCAGCGCCATGCTTGCGAGTTGGGCGTTGCTGACCGGCTGACCGTTGGCATCCATCGCTGCGGCCTGTGCGCCAGAACCCGTCGTCCCCAAGACGGCCGCCGTGCGCAGCGCAGGGCTGGTCATGGCGTTGGCGATCATGCCGCCGGCGGTAGGTGCCGCTTCCACCACCGGAGCCACTTCACCCGCGCCGCCCGCCGCCATCGCGGTGGCAATCGACCCGCCCAAGTTGCCGACCATCTGGATCACATCGGACCCGATCCCTGCGCTGGCTGGCGCTGCCAGTTGTGGGTTGGTGGCCACGGCCGGTGCAATCGCGTTTTGGGTGAAATCCTGGCTCAACGTGCCGTGACCGCCCAGTGCATTGATCGTCGCGTCAGCCGGGGCAAGGAACACCCGTCGGACGCCTTCGTTGAGTCCGGTGGCGGCGGTATTGACCGACTTCGCCAAGCCGCGCGTGAGAGGGTTGTCGATCAGGTATCCGGCACCCGTGCCATAGGGCACGGTACCGGTAGCGCCCAGCGCCGCCTTGATCTTGTCACCGAGTGATGGCGGTGCATCGGGCGTGAACTGCGACCAATCAACCGCCGCCGCTGGCGCAGCATCTGGCACCGGCGTGTCAGGCGTGAACTGGCTCCAATCCGTTGCCATCAGCTCACCGGTACCGGAATGCCGTTCTTGACGATGTACTTCTGATTGCCTTTCTTGAGCGGCGTGCCTTCGGGATACGGGCTACCCGGCGCTTTGATCGGCGGTGGCAGGCCGGCAGGGAGGACAGCAGGACCAGCCGCCGGTGGCGTGTAATCACCTTGCGGTGACACACCCGGCGGTAATGCGGTCGGCGCTCCACCCATGGCAGCGGCAATGCCGGTCGGTGCAGCGGGTGCCGGCGCGCCACCCATGGCACCAGCGATCGGATTCGATGCTGGCACTTGAATGCCGGTGATGGGGTTGGCGTTCTGCGGCGGCGGCGCACCCGGCGTGCCAATGGCCGAGCGGTGCAGCGCGGAGAACTTCTGCAGCGCATAGTCGGTGTTGGACATCTTCGGGTCGATCGCCTTCTGCTGGGCCTGCCATGCCATGAAGGCCTGCGCCTTCAACGGATCAGGCTTGCCGGTGACCGGATCGGTCGCTCCAATCATGGCCAAGTCGTTCGCGGTCGGGGCGCGCGTGTTGCCGGCACCGGAAAGATGGGTGACCGGCTGTCCATTGAGGCTCAGTGGAGCTACTTCGCCGGTCAGCTTGTTCACGCGGATCTGATTGCCGCTGCCATCGCTGGTGACCTCCCAATTCGCGGCTTTGTCGGTGCCGATGCCGGCCATAGCACGCTTCGCTTCAGCCGCATTCTTTCCGGCTCCCGCGTTCGCCTCGTTGGCGTCGGCCATGGCTTTGGCGATGTCCGCGCTGCCTACCGCCGTCGGTGCGATGTTCTGGCTATCGGGCGTCATGCTGGGGTTCAAGGCGACACCGCCGCTGACCTCGGTGAGCTTCTGTGGCTCGCCGTGCATCACCGCCAGGATGTTGTTGATCTTGTTTTGGTCGGGATCGGCGCCTGTTGCGAGCGCCATCGCGTTGTTGCCCCATCCGATGTTTTGTTCCGTCTTGGCGCCGCCGGCCTGCTCCTGGTAGTTGGTGCCGCTTTGCGCCATCGCCGCAGCGACAATGCCCTGCGCAGCGGGGTCACCAGACTGGGCCCGCTGCATGACATCCGGGGTCATTGCCGCCAGCGCGAGCTGCTTGTTTCGCGTGGCGCGCGCCTGCTCCAACAGGTTGCCCTGCTGAATACCCTGCGTCACGCCGGTATTGAACGACTGGTTGGGGTTATTGCCCAACGCCGCGCCGAGTGTCTGCCATCCGTTCATCGCCATTGCGGTGACCCCTTAAGTGAAATTGGGCATATTCATGGTGTAGCCGCCACCGACCGACGTAGGCGTGCTGCCGACACTCGATCCGATGCCCTGACCATCCCCGGCGGTGATGGCATTGGCGGTGCCGCCGTTCGCGGCCGACGCTTTCGCGTAGGCGCCCAGTACATCAGACAGGCCGCCGATCCACGGGTTGGGCTGCTCCGATTGCGCCTTGAGCTGCGCGAGGTAGGCGTCGGCCTTGGAGTTCTGCTGGATCTGGCCAATCTGCGAGCCATAGGCCAGCGTGTCGCCGGTCTCGGCTTGGCGCTGCATCTGCGGGGCGTCGATCTGCGACATGAGGTTCGCGTTGCCCTGGCCGTAGGTGCTGATGCCCGTGGCAGCGGCTTGTGCGGCCTGCTTGTACGCTGCTGACGTGTTGCCCACTTGGTTCAGTGGCGCATTCGCATTCGATTCGTTCGCAGCCAGCGCCGCATTGAACTTGCCCAGCGCCGCGGCCTGATAAGGCTGTGCGGTCGAATTCTGGAACTGGCTGATGACTTTCTGCGTGGCCGTGTTCGACTGCTTGTTCAGCTGTGCCTGCTGAATCTGCCCGGCAGCCAGATCGTCGTTTTGTGCATTGGCGGTCTGGTGCTGGTTGTACATCGCCAGACCAGCGGACACCAGCGCGGCGCCTGCGACCCAAAAGCTCATGGCGGCGTCTCCTGATCGATCGCGGGCAACGGGTCGGCCGTGGTGAGCATCGCCTCAAGCTTGGCGATGTCGGTCTCCTCGGTCGGGTGGATGGTCGCGAAGAAGGTGTCAGAGTGCGCCAGGCCGGCCTTCTTGACGCCCTTCTTGGAGAACAGGATGTGGAATCCGGTGTAGCGCTGGGTTTCCTCATTCTCGGACGCCAAGATGGACAGGTCGCCCGCACAGATTGCCAGATGGTCGGTGGTGTGCACGGCGCCAGTCAGGCAATGCCCCTCGCGGATCAGCATGGCGCGCACGTACACCCCTGGCGCGAAGAAGTGCGCCACCGGAAAATCCGCTTGCGGGAGTGTCTGCAGTTCCTTCTGGATCTCCATGATCCGATCCATCGGCAGGGCGCGAAGTGGTGTGACGTTGCTCATATCGTGCTACTCGCTGCCGCGCTGCCGCCGGATCCGAAGCTGCCGGCCACAGGCGCGTAAGCCGTGCCATAGCCGTACAGCTGGCCTTGTCGGGCCGCTGCGGCGTTCGTGCTGTTGGTGTAGATCTGGCCGAAGTCACCGAACGCGTTGCCGATGGTGTTGGCCGTGGCATTGGCTTGCGCGTTCTTCAGGTTCGACTGCAGCGCGCTGGTGGCGTCCTGCGCGCCGGCCGTGCCATTGAGGCCACCCTGCGCCATTGCCAGCAGGTTCGACTGAGTGTTCTGGTCAGCCGCCTGCAGCGAGGCAGAGGCGGCCTGTCCGCGCTGGGAAGCGTCCAGCACGCCGGTCGTGTAGTCCTTGCCGGCCTGGGTCGCCTCATCGGTCGCCACGCTTCCGCCGGTCTGTCCGCCGCGCGCCAGCGCGAAGGTCAGGTTGCGATTGTTGACCTGCTGCTGCTGGTTCAGCTGGTTCATGTAGTACTGCGTGGTCGCCGTGCCCAGCTGGTTGTATTCGGCGGTGCGCTGCGGCGAGGCAAACAGATTGTTGATCTGCGTGGTCGCGGCGGCCTCGCTGGCCTGCTGCTGCTGCGTGTTGGCTTCGGCGGCTTTCGCTGCGCTTGTCGACGATCCCATCGGTCAATCCCCCTTCACGCGGCTAAAGCACGCCACATCTTCACCGTTACGGCCGAATTGCCGCTGGGTGCCTTCATGCACCATGCCCAAGGATCGCACGTACCATTCGCACGTCTTGACCCGGCTGGCCAGCACCGAGGTCTGCAACCGCCGGGCGCCGGTGTCCAGCAGCGACTGCATCAGCCAGCGGGCGGTCTTGGTCATGTGCCGCCAGTGCGTCGCCCAGCCTTCCATGCTTCCCACCATCCACGACTCCCACACGCCCGGGCGAAGCTCGAAGAAGCCGCCGGCATAGATCGGCATGCCATCCTTGCCCAGCCCGGTGAATTTCACCCCCGACAGACCGATCAGCTGTTTGGCCGCCATCTCCGGGTCGTAGCCCTCGGCAAAGGAGAACGCGACGAACTGGTCGCGCTCATCGGGTCGCATCTGCTCGCACAGGTAGGTGAGGTGCCAGTTCTTGGTCAGCACGACGTTGCTGGGAGGATGGCGCGGCGTGATCATGCGCCCTCCCGCTCATCTTGGACGTACAGGTTCACCGCCTGAATCTGCCATGGCGAAGAGGCGTAGTTGACCTTGAAGCTCATGCTGGGGGCACAGATCGGCATGGCGACAATCATGCCCGGAACGGTGTCCGGTGGAATCGGAAATGGCGGGGTGTACAGGCCAAAGTTGGCCTGGTCGTAGCCCACGCTGATGTTGGGTGTCGCCCCGTTCCCCACGAAGTCGAACCCGGTGACCATCTTGTTGACGCCCGGATTGCCCATGTCCAGCCATGGCGTCTGCACCACACCCGGAAACGGTGCCGAGCGGCTGGGCATCGCGGTGTCATCGTTGAAGTCGTTCGGCGTGGTTGGATCGACCTTGAGAATGTCGTTGTTGGCGCGGATGTACAGCGTGTCGTTCAAGATGGTGAACTGCTGGATCGTGAACGGGTACACGTACCGGCTCCAAAAGCCTTGGCCGCTGACCGAAGGGATGGTGTAGACGAACACCGTTGATGTCGCGTTGTCGGCGTTCTGGAAGCTCAACCAGTATTGCCCCAGCGCCGGAACGAAGGTGCCCACCGGCTCCGTCCCGTTCGCTTTCGCTGCCGCCAGCGCCTGCTGCACCAGGGGATCGATCGGCATGCCCACATCGCCCGCTTCCAGGTTGGTCGAGGCATCGGCAATGCCCACGCTGCGCACGCCGCGCGAGGACAGGAACAGCAGGTCGTTGGCGACTGGCGACATGGCCAGGTTGTGGGTCGAAGCGA